CACAATTTCTGTACCAATAAGTGGTTCTTTGTGTGTTTTACGTTGGCAGTGCTGGCATGTCGAGCTACACTGTTGTCGTAGCCGAGCATAAGCTCGGTGAAGGGGCGAGTGACCTCATTATCCGTCAGGAAATCACTCGACACATGACCACACCAGGTTATTTCACTTGCCAGGTGGTGGGGGAGGACTCATTCCGAGCCTTCTGCGTTCAGGTTGATGTTAACAACCAGCAGGAGGGTGAGTTCATCTATGTTAAAGTGAATAGGGTGAGTAGGCAGGGGTGGGTCACGCATGAATCAAAGCGAGGGCATTGGTTCGCAGACATAAGGTCTGCAGCGTGGTACGTGCACCTGATACTGTTGTCCGGGGATGTGGAAGCGAATCCAGGACCCTTTGGATCAGAAGATAATGGGGCGGGTGTTTCACCGCAGTCCCAGAATCTAGTCCGGCCACCTTCCGGATCTGACCAGAGGAAAGAAAAGAAGCAGCATAAGAAGGGTAAGACCAAGGAGAAGAAGGAATGGGTCCCCAGACAAGACAACACCAATGATGCCATTGTTGCCAGTCTGAGGGATGAGTTGTCCAAGGTAAAGGGAGACCTAGATGCTGCTAGGGAGAAGATAGCTGATAAGGCGGCGAAGGAAGTGGAGAAACAGTCCAAAATGGCCTATGAAAAAGACTGCATTGCTAATAGGGTTGAGAACCTGTACATCCAGTATAATCCGATGGTGCCAAACCATTATGTATTGCTGGGAATGGAGCAGGAGTATGAACATACCTATGAGTTTTTGCAGTTCGAAAAGAATAGTGCGCCCTTTGACTTGAGGGCCGATGCCACTGCTCTTCTAGATCTGAAGCATGAGAAGCCACAAAATGCGTTGTTTCGACACACTAGGGTTACTCATAGTTTCTGGTCTGGCGATAAAAAGACTGTCACTGAATTTGTTGTCTCTTTGGAAGCTTTGGCCCAGTTGTGTGCACCATCAATAATTGCACCCTACATGGACCCTGTGATGGCAGCCGAGCGACTTAGGTATGCCGCGCAGTCCCTATATACCGTCAATGTTAACAGGTATGATGCCTTGAATGGCGACTTCCCCATTCAAAATGCTGTTTACATTGCATATGCCCTCTATGTGAAATCCCATCGTGAGATGGCGCGGTTGGATTTTCACACTACCCCTGCAAACACTCCTGCTGCAATCAGTTGGACCTTGCCAAGCCTCAACATAACTGCCCAAATCGCGGCGGCAGGGGCGCTCGCTGGTTCAATAGTTTCTCTGCAGCAAAACGTGACAAAGATCCAAAACCACAATTTGACCTCTACGGCTATAGAGCTTGGGAAGTCAATTGTGGGGCGCTACCGCCAATAAAGAGTAGTGCGAAGGTGACAATGCATACTGATAATAAACCCATCAGGCGGCGCATTGTCTCCTCGTCTTTGGGGTGTCATGTGTTAGGACATGCACTACCACATCCAGATCCTGATGATGTGGACACTATGTTGGCAGGGGTGGTCAAAAGATTTGCGTCATGCCCCCCCGAGGCTGATCCCATTTTGTTGGGCAAACTCGGGAATTTTGTGGATCGCTTTCTGAAGAAGAATCTTGTACCATTGTCCCCGCTTGTTGATCGTTCAGTGGAGACTTGGTTGTCAAAAACAAGTTACACTTTGGCCAGAAAGAAAGAGCTCCTTGAGATCTACAGACAGTTTCCAGAATGTCTCCCCAGATTTTTCAAAGTCAAAGGGTTTATGAAAGATGAGACATATCCCACTTGGAAGCATGCACGGGGCATAAACTCGAGACACGACCGATTTAAAGTTGAGGTCGGGCCTGTATTTAAGCTCATTGAGGACGCAGTCTATAAATTAAAATACTTTATCAAACACACACCAGTCCATTTGCGGGCACAGAAAATCAAGGATGCCCTCTTTGCTATCGGCCGCAAATACTTCGCCACTGATTATACGGCGTTCGAAAGTCTCTTTGTTAAGAAGTTAATGGAAATGTGTGAGTTCAAGTTGTACGAGTACATGGTGCAATATTTGCCCGAGGGAGCTGACTGGCTTGCTCTGGTGAAGAAAGTGCTTGGCGGCAAGAACCACATATCTTACAAATTCTTTGATCTAGAAATTGAGGCGACTAGAATGAGTGGTGAAATGTGTACGTCCCTGGGAAATGGGTTTTCGAATTTGATGTTTTTCCTCTTTGTTGCTGAGGAGTCAGGGACGTTGGTAGATGGTTTCGTTGAAGGGGACGACGGAATCTTCGCGACGTTAAATGACAAGCCTTTGAAACCTGAGTTGTTCACTAAACTCGGGTTGAACATCAAACTAGAAGTACACTTGGACTTGTGTAGTGCATCATTCTGTGGCATTATCTTTGATCCTGAAGATTGCATTAATGTCACAGATCCAAGGGAAGTGTTGGCAGGTTTCGGTTGGACAACAAACCGTTACTGTAAGGCCAGCGCGGGGCGGCGCATGGATTTGCTGCGGGCGAAATCGCTTTCATATGCTTACCAGTATCCAGGCTGTCCTATCATTTCAGAATTGGCTGAGTATGGTTTGAGAATGACCAGAGGGCGCGACATAAGGCACTTTGTCGCGCAAAAATGGCAAACTAGCCAATGGGAAAGAGAACAGGTGCTCGGACTCGACTACAAAAACATTCCACGTCGTGCTGTTGGTATGAACACGCGGCTACTTGTCGAGAGGAAGTACGGCATCTCTATAGAGATACAATTAAAAATAGAAAAATATCTACGTGAACTGGAAGTTCTTCAGCCACTGGATGTTCCTTGCTTTGACCTTATGACTCCACAGAGTTGGCGTGATTATGCGTTCAATTACCAGTCGTTGGGCAAGGACCAAACCCCACCAGATATGGCTCCAGATCACAAAATTCTCTTTCCAAGTGCCCTGTTCAAGTAATCGTACATAACGAACTACAGTCAAGTGCTCGTCTAACGAACCACATCTTGCTAAGGGAGGC